GTTCCGGTTGATGAAGCCAATTCAATGCCTGTTGCTACGGTCACAACAAGGTAAATTTCTTTGCCGTTACCTACGTCACGCACTTCGCTCAGGTCTAACTGACTGCCAATCAGATATGTACCGGCAGCACCCGTATTAAGGGCGACTGCATCGGCAAATTCTGTACGTTTGTCTAAAATCATTTTAATACTCCTTTATTAAATGCCTGATTCAGTGTTAGTGATCGCATCAACACGACGGAATGGGATGCCTTCAAACATTGTTACGTGCTTGCCGCCTACGGTTTCCATTGTCAAAGTAGATGAAGCCACTTTGTTAGCAATCTGACGTTTCAGGAAGCTCAATGCTCTGCGGTTGCCGTAAAACACTGGACGGCATGATGACAATGAAGGAATCAACTCAGTAGCCTGTGACAGCAAATCAATAAGATCAGGGCCAGAACCTGCGTTCTTAGTCAAATCTTCCTGATCGTAGTTGATACGCACTACATAACGCCAGTCACGTACTGACAGGCCGCAATCCCAACGGTAGTGTGTGCGGTATGCTTCCATGCGACCGCCGGCATTATCTACGTTTTCAATGGTCACTTGGCCTTTATCATTCATTTGAAGACCGCCTTTAGAGCCTTTAGGATAGATGCCGTGAACAGTGTTCGCGCCCCAACCTACCAGCCAGATAGAGCTGTTATCGGTTGAATCAGGAGTGTCAGCAGAAGTCAGAATGTTGTCACCGTTAGCTGCTGCTTGATCGTTATAGCGAGGAGCAAGACCTACAAACTCTTCAGGCGCGTCAGCAGTACCGTAGAACAAGGTAGATGCGAACTCTTGGTTCATACCTTCAATGTGTGCCATATCTTCTGACAAACGGAATGCAGCGGTATTGCCTGCCAAGTCAGCCAAAGCTTTATCTACTTCAGCGTAAGCTTCCAACATACCGCAAGCGTCAGTGATTTGCGCTGTGCGTGATTTAGTTGGTTGTACGCCGCCGTACAGTTTGCGCCATGTTGGCTCAGGCAAACCTGTGCGAACGGTTGTACGATGCCCGGTAGGTAAGTTACCTTCCAGCCACACCATATCTTCAATGATAGGGTTTTGTTCGTTAAGAATTTCTACGATTTTTGCAATCTTGTCATCTGGGTCAAGACGTTTAGCAAAATCGAGAAGGGTCGGATGAATTGTGCTTAATGCAGCCATGATTTATTACCTTTCGTTAGTTCATAGTGGGGAACATAATGCTTGCCGTAGATTTTTCTGATTTAGAAGAACCGTTACTTACGACTAGCGTGTCATTACTTACCGACTTACCAATGTTGTAAAAAGCCTTAACAATCGCCGGGTGGTTTCCAAAGCCAGTTGATTGCAGTAAATCTTTAAGCTCTTGACCGCCAAACTTATCAAGCGCCTGTTTAGCCAATGAAATGTTCTCGTTGAACTTTTCACCGCCTAATTCTTTATCTGCTTTAACCTGCTCTGCCCATTGATCAACTTGCGTCTGCCATGCTTCAGCTTGCTGTTGCTGCATCTTTACGCCCAAATCAGCGAATTTCTGCGTAACCTCTTTGCTTAAGCCGTTCTCTTTCGCAAGTGCTTTTAAATCACCAGCAAGTTCCTCATTCGCGGTAAAGCCCTCAGGTAAAGTGAAGTCGTAATCTGCATCATCTGGCTGGTTCTCAGCCGCAGGCTCTTCACTCTTTGAACTATCTGCCTGCGTGTCGGTAGGTGCAGTAGATAAGTTGGCTTGTGCATCAGTGGTTTGCAAGGTAGTAGCTTCTGCATTTGCTACAGCTTCGGTGTTACCCTGCACTGTTGCGTTATCTTCAGTTGCCATTTTCGTTAAACTCCTTTAGTAAATTCGTATAGCTATCAGGTGATACGGATTGCACTTCTGCAACAATGAATTGCCCGATATTCATTTCACCGCAGCGAAAATAGGTTTCACTGTTGCCGGTGAACGGATTGCGATAAACACCAGTTTTCTCTAGCAATCTGTTAATCACTCTGCGGCCTCTTGGGTCATTGAGCACATAGCGCAAATCCTCTAATTCTTTTGCGCGTTTGTTTTTCTGCTCTTTACTCAGATCAGTCTCAATGTCGCCGCTTAATGGGTCGTAGTCTTTACTCATGATGTAAGGATAAAGCGGTTTTAAAGATGTAAACGCACCCCTAACAGGCAATAAAAAAGCCCCGATTAAGGGGCTTGTAAATGTGTTGTAACTTATCGAGATATTCGATCTTTTATGCGTTCTTTCAGCGACCTGATAACTCGATAATTCCAGATGACTACGCCTAGCATCGCAATATTGAACCACACCAGATATTCAGGATGGCTATATGCAAACCATGTGCCAACACCGCCTGTTAGAATCAGCTTAAGCACTAACGCTTTTGTCAGCCCTAGCTTATCAATCAAGTATTTCATCGGTGGATTCGTCTCAACACCGCCCATGCTCATTGATTTCTTAGTCGTATAAACGTCTAACACTTGCAGGATGATGAATATGATTAGTAATGTTTTAGCTGAAATAATCATTCTGTTACCTCTGGAATAATCGCTGCAATAAACGCTTGGCACTCTGCCAAAGTAGGCGCAACTAAGTCAGCCCAGCGTTCTGCATAAGCACCTTGCATAGCCATGAATAGCGCATCTGGGTTAGTCATCAGGTAGTCGCCCTGTGCTTTAAACTCTTCGGTGCATGGTGTACTGGTTGAGATAGTGCCATCACCGTTATCGTGGAATGAATCTTCACCGCCTGCGTCTGGGTCAAAGCCTTTGCCAACTTTTGCAGCTATGTCTTTTACTGTGTCATTTAGGGTTAGATTAAATCGTGCGCTGTACATTAGAGACCTGCCAATCTGTTAGCGTATTGCTGAATGGTTGCTAGTTCGCTTGCTGTGCATCCAGCCTTGAAGATAATGCGCCCGTAAGTGTCAACACTAGGGCCAATACTATAAGCGCCTACAATGTTCTGTGCTGTGAGTGTAGATTGTCCTGCGGTTGATGCGTTAATCGTAGTCGCTGATTCGTACCCTGCTGGGAACGTAGCAGTAAGCAAGTCTGTGCTGTCGTGTACCCAATGATAGCCGCCTACTAGGTTAGATGCTGCTGCTGTGGTTGTTGGTGCGTAAGTGGTTGCGGTTGAGCCTGTTTCTAGTTGTGCGCCAAAAGCGTATATATTTGATGGAGAAACTGATGCCCCTCTAAGTCCAAAAGTTCTATTTCCAGTAACGGTACAAACCCCAGAAAATGAAATTCGTGTCCATCCAGTAGTAACATCTAAATCGCTACTCACATTTCCAGCAGTTCCAGAATCTAATATAAGCCTTATCTTTGTAGCAACATCAGTTTTAACATAGATTGAAAAAGTGTATGGCAGACCAGCAATAACAGATAGTGTTTGCAATACGAAATCAGAAGCACTATCTATCACCAATAAATCAGCAGTCAATGTACCATCAGGAGCTGTTGTTGCATTTGGTGTAACAGTTCCGCCAGTTTTTACCCAAGCCGCATTATCAAACTGCTCACTATAAGTCAGCAGATTCACCGCACCCTTACGCAAGATAGGCTTGTTTGCAGTTGTTGCTTGTATAGCATTAATACCGCCACTATCAACCACCAATCCCACTGGATTATCCACCGTAGCCGCAGTCGTTCCTGCTGAATCAAGATAGTTGCCAGCAGTTAAGCCGTTGATTACGCCAATGCCGGGGAGGTATAGGTGTGCGTCTGTGCCGTATTTCTGCAAGATTGAATACACTTGCTGAGATAAACTAGCTCCGGCTGAGCGTGTTAGCAGCATGACTTACACACCTGCTCGGTAAAAGAATGTAACGTCAATCGTACCGGCGATGGTGATGTGCAAGCCGCCTGAAATACCACAAGGGAAAGCGTGATAACCTACGCCCGGCGTAATCGTTCCGGCTAGTGCTGTGCCACTTGAACCGCCATTCTTTAACACTAATGTACCGCTAGATGTACTGTTTACATAAAAGCCCATGAATGAGCCGTTTACCGTAAACACATCACCGGTTGCGGTCATGTTCTTTGCTGTACCTACTTCAATCACTGTAGTTGTCATGATAAATTCCTTATGTTGAATATCCTGTTAAGCCCTGCATTACATCGGCTAGTGCGTTACTTTCACCGGATGCAGTTTCAATGCTGCCAATCTTCGCCGCTGCATCTGCCATTGGCTGCATCATTGCCATTTGTTGTTGCTGTGCCATTTGCTCTTGTCTGCTCTTGCGGATTAACGCTACTTTGTCATCAGATACAATTACCGATGGGTCAACGCCTAATCTTTGAGCGTAAACATCTGCAAACTGATCTGCATCAAACTTGTCGAGTACTTCAGGTTTAATCTGCGCTAATGAACCTAGCGTCATTGCGTAGCGGTCTAGCGAGCCTAATCCGACTAACTGCTGCGCTTGTGCCAGTGTTGATACAAAATCAACCTGTAGATTCTGCCCTGCTAACTCTTGAGGCGCTGGCGGCAATATGCCAGCCTGTACCATGCGTGAGAAAGTAATATCAATGAGAGGGTTAAGCATTTCATTGTGTAGACGTTCTAACACCGGGCCAACCATCAGCATCTTCTCTTCGTGCCGTTCAGCTACTTCAGTAGCCGTTATCCCTGAGCGATTATCGTTAGCCAGCATTAGGAACAAGTCAGCATAGAAAGCTTGGTCTATCCTGCGTTCTGTACGGTCTATGTCCTGCATTAAGAATGATTGATTCAGATTGACTTCAAACTGTGTTTTTATGCCGCCGTTCTGTGAGCTTGAATCGTAGTAAGCCACACCGCCTGGCAAACTATTCACTTCCTGCCCCTTCATATTGATAGGCACTTGAATAGGTGGTTTAGTCTGATAGTCTATGCATTGCGCATTTCTTAATTCTTTATGCTGTAGTGATTTAACATCACCTAATGCTTCCATTCCAGGAGAACTACCGTACACATCACCCTGCAATACCATCCAGCGAGGCGCAAGGCCGGGGAACTCGTCAAAGCCTGATTCTCTTAGTAACTTGCCCCCATCAGCCGCAGCTTCAAAGTAGATAGACTTGAATGCTTTATTCTTCGCGTCTTTCTTTCCGTAGTCACGATCATAGCGAGGCTCTACACAATGAATGACTGTTATCCATTGGTCTAAATTACCGGCATCGTATTTATTAATCACACTGGCACTGACGTTTTCTTTACCGAACTCCTGAATCACTTGGCTAACTGTCATCGGGATTTCACGGTAAACAGTTTTCACCTGCTGATTAGAATCAATCGCTAACGCATATTCGCCTACGGTCATAGGGAAATGCCTTAACACATCATCAAAGTTCGGTGATACGAACGTAAACGCCGTGCCATAAGCACCTAGCTCTAAGTACATCTGATGCAATGAGTTGTAGGTATTTGAACGTGCGAATATCTCACGCATAATGCGAGAGGTTTTATCCAGCCATGTTCTTACTGGCTCAAACTCCATTAAATCAGTATCAGGCGTAGCTAATCTGAACCACGGTCTAGCCGGTGAAGTCATGCCTGCCATCATTCCAGACGCTAATGTGTTTAATGCGCGTGTAGCTTTGGAGTTAATGATGTTGTTATGCTTCTTCTTACCGTTATTTCTGTCTGATTCAAAGAACCGACCAGTACGCGGCATGATGTGATCGCTGATCTCGCGCCAATGGGTAATGTAGCTGCTGCGCTCATTCCACAATGCCTGTTTACGCTTGAGGTGACGCTCTCTTAAAGATTCTTCCATTAAAGTAATGTCCTTCTTTGAGCGTTTTGTCTGATACTTGAAGTCGTGCCTGAGTTGTTACCTAGACGAATATTGTCGGCAGTCTTTGGTTGCTGCATGGCAATACGCGCATAGCCTGCATCTTTGCCAAATACAGCAAGTGGAGAGCCTTGGTCCATACGAAAGGTAAAATCACCGCGATCAATTCCAGATACACTTGATTTATCCAGATCAAACCCTGATGCATTTATCCATTCACCTGCTTCAGGTGAAAAGTAAGTATCGGTTGAATTGTTCTTAGGATTAGATGGACCGCCTGATACGCCGCCGTTCGAGTACATCTGTTCAGCTACATCAGGAATGAAGGCCATCAAGCCGCCTTCAGGTGTGTATTTAAACTTGGTAACGTAGTCGCTCAGTGCTGATTTGCTCTGATTTGATGGGTACATGGCGCTTAGTGTTGAATCTGCGCTCTTGCCGGTGCGTCTGTCTAACGCTGCCTGATATGCGCTCATATCAATTTTTACACCATCCGGCAAACCATCGCCTTGCAAAACTCCATCTTTGGTAATGGTATAGCCTGTTTTCTTATCACCTGTTGCCATGCTATCCACCCAACAAGGTATTCGTGCCTAACTGACCTTGCGGTATAGCGTCACCACTTGCGCCAGTTAAAATAGTGCCTGAATTGCCTGATGATGAGCTGCGAGCATTTGCAATGTTCTTACGTTTGAATGTTTCTTGCTCAGGAGCTTTTGAAGCCTGTGGTGGTGGTACTGGTGGTGCAGGGTCTGGTATTTTTGGTGAGCTGCCAATACACATAATGAAACTCCTATTCGTTATGTGTAGATTTTATGGCTAGTTTAATTTTGTAAACGCACCCTAGTAATTAGTAGTTTTCTAGTGGGTCATACTCTCTATTGCTGTTGTTTACCGCCCCATGCGCAAACCTTTCAATCGCGCTACGAGGTTTTTTTACTACCGGCATAGCAAAGCTTAGGACTAATGCATCGGCTTTGTTTGGGGATGGTAATCCGCGCTTCTTCATATCCTTTTTAGATTCAATCTGTATCTTGCCATCCAGCCTTGGCACAGTCTCTGGCCCTATCAGTTCTCGGTATAGCTCCTGATCGTTCGGTAATGTGCCGCCTGATTTTAGCCAATCTCTTGTAAGCTTCCACATTTCAGCACGTTTGTTTAAGCAGCCTGCATCGCCTGATTCACCGCTAAACCATACTATCTGCCAATCGCGCCCCATAGTACGACCTGCTGATACGATACCTGTACCATAGCCGCCATCAATGAATACAGCATCAGCCTGGTGCTGATCTTCAAACTGCGCCAGTATGTTAGCTACGAATATATCATTGTCATTCTTAGGCATGGTCTTGAGTATTTCAAACTTTAATCCTTGCCTCATGCCAATGACTAAAGCATCGTCACCTTCCCATGCCGGGTCGCACGTCAATATGCGAGGCGCAAAATCGTACTGGTCTTTGCGTAAGTGTTTATTGAATGCATTATCTACATCATTGGTAGAGATAAACTGCTTGAGCGATAGCGAAGGAAACATACCGCGCACACGTACTTTTACAAAGTCGCTGTTCTCGCCGTAATCTTCTACCCATTCAGCAATTCC